CTGCTGAAGATATTGTAAAAAGTAAGTTATGGTTTAATACTCAATCTGTTTACGCATTAGAAGCCACAGGCACAACAGGGCGCATTTATATTTATGAAAACGTAGATCAATTTTTAGTTGGCGATACGATAACTGTTGAAAATGTACGTCAACATTTTAATGGGTCAGCAACAATTACTGCTGTGGGTAAAACTTGGCTAGAGTTTGTTAAAGCGCAGATTACGACACGCGAATACCATACAATCGCACCATGGGGTCGTGTTTATGGCACACAATCAATAGACTACTCAACTTTAGCTGAAGTCAACTTAGCATCACTAATGGTCGCTGTTGACATTTGGCAAGCTCGCCAAGCTTCAAACGCTGGCGGCATTTCACCAGACTTTCAACCTTCGCCGTATCGCATGGGCAATACTCTAATGGCACGTGTTCGCGGTTTACTTGCGGATCACTTAGCGCCGGGCGGTCAAGTAGGATAATGTCAGCAATCTCTACCCTACGAGGAACAATCGCAGCCGCGTTAACTGACAATACGGCGTGGCAGGTGTTTTCCTTCCCACCTGCCACGCCGCTTGCTAACAGCATTGTGGTGCAACCTGGTGATCCTTATATTGAGCCAAGTAATGACCATTACAAAGCAATCAAGCCTAAGGTCAACTTTAAGCTCATAGTGTTAACCCCTATGTTTGATAACCAAGGCAACCTAATTAACATTGAAGATTATTACCTGAATATAGTAAATAAGCTGGAAGCATCATCAATTGCCTATACAATTGGAACTTTCAGCGCCCCAGCAGTCTTAACCGGAACAGCAGGCGATCTGCTATCCGGGGAAGTATCAATCAGCGTACTATCCGATTGGAGCTAAAACATGGCTGATATAGACAAAGAACGCGAGGCTTTTCTTGCCAAAATCGGACAGGTTGAGCCAAGCGAAAAAGCACCAAAAACAACAACTAAGAAAGAAGAGGAATAAGCTAACATGGCTGTATTTTTAAACAATACTGTTGGCCTAAAGATTAACGCGATTGATCTTAGCGACCACGTAACGTCAGTTACTCTTAATCGTGCTGCTGATGAACTTGAGGTCAGCGCCATGGGGGACACCGCGCACAAATTTGTAAAAGGGTTAGAATCAGCAACCCTCACTGTTTCATTTTTAAATGACACAGCAACATCAAACGTACTACAGACACTTAATGCCGCATTTGGTACTACTGTGGCTGTAAAGATGGTACAGCAGAAAGTTCCAGCAGTATCGGCAACTAATCCGCTTTACACCTTTGATATTCTAGTCAACAACCTAACACCTATTAATGGCGCGGTTGGCGATATTGGAACACAGGACATTACATTTACTGTAAACTCCGCTGTAACAGTAGCCGACACCGGCACGTTCTAATTTAACAAAGGGGCAAAAATGGCAAAGCTAATTATTACTAGGGCAGATGGCACTAAATCTGATCATCAGATTACGCCAGGGATTGAGTATGCTTTTGAGCAGCAGTTCCGCAAAGGCTTTCACAAAGCCTTCCGCGAGGATGAAAAGCAGGAGCATATTTATTGGCTTGCATGGGAATGTCTACGCCGCGCTGATGCGCCTGATGTCAAACCTTTTGGCTCAGCGTTTCTGGATACTTTAGCTGCGGTAGATGTGGTGGCAGACGATTCCCCAAATGGCTAACGCGCGATTCCTTCACGTATAGGGTTGCTCAGCTGAGTATCCATACTGGAATTGCGCCTAGCGAGTTTATCAAGATGGACACAGACTTGCTAAAGGCTTTCTATGAAGTCCTAAAGCAACAGGCGAAAGAGCGAGAGAATGCCAATCGTAGTAGAAGGAATCGTAGGGCTTAGAAAAGCCTTGCGAAATTACGATACTAACTTGCTTAAAGAGTTTGATAATAAAGTTAAAGCAGAACTCAAGCCAATTGTAAATGATGCTAGAAGCAAAGTGCCTAATTCTGCACCTGGCAATCTGTATAATTGGACAGATACAGGCAAAGAACGTAAAAGCCGAACAGGCCGAGCAAGGGCGTTTCCTAGTTACAATGCTAGTTTAATAAAAAAAGGTTTGACCTATTCACTAGCAAAAAATAGGCAAGACAAAACTGGCTTTGTGTCTATGTTTACTTTGTTTAATAGATCAGCAGCAGGTGCGATAATTGAAACTGCTGGCAGAGCAAACCCATCAGGATCATCACGCAGCGAATCAAATAACCCTAATGCTGGTCGTACCTTTATTGGTGCTATGAATGATATTGGTGGCTTAAAAGATTACAAAGGACAAGGACAAAAAACAACAGGCCGATTATTGTTTGCAGCGTATTGGCGTAACCGAGGCAAAGCCCTAGATGCGATTATGAAAGCAATTGACGTTGCAAATGTCCAAGTAGGTCGGGAAATTGACAAGAGCAAGAAATTGGTGGCGTAATGGCTTCTTCAGATATTCTAATTAATATCATTGGACAATTCCAAAAAAAGGGATTTAACGATGCAGATAAAGCATTTGGCAAGTTAGAGAAAAGCGCCAAATCCTTAGGCCGCGTAATAGGCGTTTCTCTAAGTGCTGCCGCTATAACTGCTTATAGTAAGAAAGCAATATCTGCTGCAAATGCAGACATCAAATCGCAAAGACTTTTAGCTGTATCACTTAACAATGTCGGTTTGGCTTACGCTAAAGTAGATGTTGAACAATTCATACAAAGATTGCAAGAACAAACAGGCATTTTAGATGATGAGTTAAGACCTGCATTTGCTCAGTTAGCACAAATAACAGGATCAGTTCGCCGTTCCCAAGAGTTGCTTGGACTTGCTTTTGACGTTTCTGCCGGCTCAGGTAAAGACATTAATTCCGTTGTTGACATTTTGACTAAAGCATTTTTAGGCAATACAAAAGGTTTGAAATCTTTAAACTTAGCTTACACAGATGCCGAACTTAAGGCAATGGATTTCAATAAAGTTGTAACAATCCTATCTCAGCAGTTTGCAGGCCAAGGCGCAGCTTCAGTTGAAGGTTTTGAAGGCAAAATGAACTTGCTCAATGTTGCAGCTTCCAATGCAACAGAAACAATTGGTGTGTCTTTAATAACTGCACTTGAGTTATTATCAGCCGATAATTCTATTGAAACTGCTACAAAGAAAATGAAAGGTTTTGGAGATGCTATTGCCAATAACATTACGGCAACAGCATATTTGATTAGAGAATTAGGCAAGATACCTGGCGCAGGTGTTCTAGGCAATATATTTGGTTTTATTGAAGATCGGATTTCTTTCTTCTCACCTTCCAATGCCGCTAACTTGTTAAAACAAATCAAAGGCTTTCAAGGTATGGGCAACATATCTGTTACAAAATCTAGCCAAGATACACAAAAGGCACAAATTGATGAAGCAAGGCGAGCAGAAGAAGCAGCCCTAAAACGCCAAAAAGAAATCTTGGCATTGTTAAAGCAACAAACTAAACAACAAAAAGCCATGGCCGCTGCTGCCAAAAAACAGAAACAAGAAGAAGGCATACTAGCTGAAATTAATAAGCGATTTGAAATGGATCGTATACAGATTGCTGCGGCTTTAGGCGGTCAGATTAATGATGTAGAACGCCTACGCCTAGAACTAATGCAGGCCATTCTTGATGAGGATGTAAAGCGAGCCATTATTCTTGAAGGTCAATTAATCAAAGCTGAGGCTGCGGCTGCTGAGTTGGCTTTGTTGCTAGATAGCTTAGATGAAATGGTTGGAGATCCATTTGCTGATTGGCCTGCCACCATTACACGCATTAAGGAATTACTTAAGACACTTAACATTAAAATACCTATTGAAACCCTATTTGCTGAAAAAGGATTAAAACTAGATCAAGACAAAATGACAGTTACCAAGCTTGAGCGCATGGATGTAACTGCCACAAATGTTTACATAAATGGTGCAAGGCCGCTTGATGAGTTTGTTAATCCATTTAAACCTTTAACTATTGAACATGCTATTGCAGAAGGCATAAAAGCCGATTTAGCCGAATCCGATGCAGCAGCTTTATTAGGAGAATCTGAAGCATTGTTAGCATTAATTGAATCGGAAAGAGCTTTGGCAGAAGCAGAAAATGCAATTAGAGCAGCTGAACTTGCAGCACTTTTTGCCAAATTAGGTCTTGATTCTGAAGGCAACCCAATGACTACAACTACGATAAATGTTAATGTTGAAGGCAACGTTACATCTTCTGAAGATTTGGCTGAGGTTATTACAGACATTCAATATAACTATCAAAAGACAGGCAAAGGCTTGCTGTTAAGCAGTAGGGCGATTTAATGCCAGCACCTACGCTGCGTGTATTTGTAGACTTTGATAGTGATACCGCTTTTGAAATTAACCCATTAATCTTAAATAGCGCAACTGAAGGCATACTAGATACCAATACCCTTGGCTCAGGCACGTTGCCACTTGAAATAACAAGTTTAGTTAGTAAAGTTGCAATACGCCGTGGTCGCAATCGTTTAACATCCCAGTTTGAGGCTGGCACAGCTAATGTGACTTTATACGATCAAAATGGTGATTGGAATCCCACCAACCCAAACAGTATCTACTTTCCAAACCTTGTTCCGCTTAGGCAGATAATTATCTACGCTACTTATGCTTCAAATGATTACTTTTTATTCTCAGGCTTTATCACTAACTATGACACAGGCTTTAGGCAAGGCAACGATGAACTAAGCACAGTTACCCTGCGTTGCGTAGATGGCTTTAAACTGCTTGCAGGCTCAGGCATAACAACTGTTACAGGCTCAGGGGTACAAACTTCAGGGGCTAGAGTAAATGCCATCCTAGATGAGATTGAATGGCCTTTAAGCTTGCGTAACGTAGATACAGGCGATTCAACCCTTCAGGCAGACCCAGGCACAGACAGGAATGCCCTTCAGGCGTTGTTTAACGTGGAACAGAGCGAGTTTGGGGGCATCTTCCTAGATGCCAATGGCAAGGTTAATTTCGTAAGCCGTAATGCCCTTATAGCCACGCCAGCGTTCCCGGTCTATGAGTTCAGCGATCAAGGCACAGACATTTCATACACCAATGCAGTAGTGGCCTTTGACGATACAAACCTAGTAAATGATGTAACTATTGAACGTCTAGGTGGTACTGCTCAAAATGTCTTTGACCAGCCTTCAATTGATAAGTTCTTCCTACATTCAGGCCAGCGTTCAGGCATATTGGTACAGACCGATGCTGAAGCTCTAAGCCAAGGGCAAGGCATCCTAGCCACACGCAAAGACCCTGAAGTACGCATAGATAGCATTCAGTTAAATCTGTATGACGATGCCAACCCTAATAAACCATTGGCGGGAATAGACATAGATTTGCTTGATGGTGTAACAGTTACTAAGACTACTCCTGGCTCATCCAGCGTGGTGCAATCAAGCCTAGTAAATGCTATTCATCACGACATTACCAAGTCATCCTGGATGACTACCCTATACACAACAGAACCGCTACTGGCAGGCTTTGTCTTAGATTCCGATATATCGGGTATACTAGACACAGACGTGCTGAGCTACTAAGGAGAACAAATGGCAGGCGCAGGATATAAGTTGTTCAATACCGGGGATGTGCTTACCGCAGCCCAGGTCAATACGTATTTAAATGAGCAAACAGTTATGGTGTTTGCAAGCTCAGCAGCTCGCACTAGCGCATTAAGCGGCGTGTTGGCTGAAGGCATGATGTCTTATTTACAGGATACTAACTCAGTTGAAGTTTACAATGGAACAGCTTGGGTTAGTGTTGGCGGCGGCGGTGGTGATGTAACTGAAGTTCAAGCTGGTACAGGTATATCGGTTGCTAGTGGTACTGGCCCGATACCAGTTGTTTCATTTGATTATCGCGCTGGCTCAGCATTAACACTTAATGCACAAACTGCCACATACACAGTAGTTTTAACAGATGCAGATCAAAAACTAGTTACAATGTCTGTGGGTTCTGCTAATGACTTTCAAATCCCTACTAATGCAAATGTTGCTTTCCCAACTGGCACAGTAATTAATGTAATTCAAATCGGAGCAGGACAGACAACTATCAAGGCTGTTACTTCAGGGACTACCACGATTTCATCAACTGGAGCAACTGCCACAGCTCCTAAGTTAAGAGCGCAGTTCTCGGCTGCATCCTGTATCAAGGTCGCAACCGACACTTGGTATGTAGTAGGAGATATAGCGTAATGAGTTTACTCGGGATTATTGCTTCTGGCATATCTGGAAATATTTTTGCCCCAAAAGCCACAGGTGGAACTATAGTTAAAAGTGGTGGTTTTTATTATCACACTTTTACAGGTTCTGGCACTTTTGCGCCTACTGTGTCATTAACGGCAGATGTCTTAACTATTGGCGGTGGTGGTAGTAGTGGTCAAGATGCAGGCGGTGGCGGCGGTGCTGGTGGTATTTTGTATGTAGCATCAAAATCATTAACTGTTCAAAATTACACAGTAACTGTGGGCGGCGGCGGTGCTAAGTATTCAACTGGAACTAACACAACTTTCACTAATATAACTTCAGCCGCTAATGGCGGTGGCAGGGGTGGAAATGAAGGCGTTAACAATGCTCAACAAGGTGGCTCTGGGGGCGGTGCTGCTGGATTTATCACAGCCAATGGCGCAACTTCAAATCAAAATGTAGAATCTGGTGAAACAAAATATGGAAATAAAGGTGGCAATGCTTCATCTGGTGTATATGTTTCAGGTGGTGGCGGCGGCGCAGGCGCGGCAGGAAGTAATGCTGGTAACCCAACTGGTGGCGCTGGTGGAATTGGCACAGCAGATTTTTCAGCCTGGGGTGCTGCAACGACAACTGGTCAAAATGTAAGTGGAACTTATTATTATGCTGGCGGTGGTGGTGGCACTTCTAGTAGTGGCAGCGTTGCTAGTGGTGGTTCTGGCGGTGGCGGTTCAGGTGCAAGTTACAACGCCAGCACAGCGCCAACAGCAGGAACTGCTAACACAGGCGGTGGCGGTGGCGGTGGTAATACTTCTAGCGGTGGTCATAATGGCGCTGCTGGTGGATCAGGTATTGTCATTGTGAGGTATGCAGCATAATGGCACATTTTGCAGAATTAGACGAAAACAATATAGTGAAGCGGATTCTTGTTGTTGATAATTCTTTGGAACATAGAGGCGCAGATTTCTTAGCCAATGATTTAGGTTTAAGTGGCACTTGGATTCAGACTTCATACAATGGCAATATCCGCAAGCAATATGCTGGCATAGGTTACAAATACGATTCTGTGGCAGATGTATTTATTGCGCCACAACCATATCCATCTTGGTCGCTAGATGAGAACTTTGATTGGCAACCCCCAACGCCTAGACCTGAAGAAGGATTTTGGTATTGGGATGAAGACAGTTTAAGTTGGATTGAAGTAAATGCCTAAATTATGCAAAGCAGGGATACAACTACGCGAGCAGGTAGATGATGCGTTCCCCGATAGAGATAGAACTTCAGATGGCTGGATCGGTGATAAACGTCATTCAGCGCGTAAGTCCGATCACAATCCAACTGCTGAAGGCA